ACTTGGCCCATAGAAGCAGACCAGGCCAGGCAGGTTGGTGGTGCGCGACTGGGCGCGCTCCAGAGCGATATCGCAAAGTGCAAGGTTCGCGATGCGAGCCAGGCCGAGAGCGAGCGGAGCCGGTTGAATGTTCGGAAGGGTCATTTCAGTTACTCCTAGGTTTACGCCTGGCGCTGTTGCGACTGGAACTCTTTGCAGTCGGGGTACAGTTCCAGGAAGTCCAGCGCTTCAGCGCTCATGGGGTGGCCCGCGTCGGCCTGGTCTTTCAGCTCAAGCCAGCGGCGATATCTCAATTGGGGGGTGGCCGGGCGCGCGGGCTCGGCCGGGGCAGCCGCCTCAAAAACAATCTGGTGCTGAGGCGGCTCGGGCGGTTGCTCGGCCTCGACCTCGATCACCTGTGCGGTATCAAAGCGGCCGGCCAGGCGTTCGGGGGTGATATCACCCAGGCCCGGAATACTTAACGGGGCTTCATGGGTGATGACGTAAGTCGGCCGCTGTCGGTCGATCTCCGCGATGTGTGCTTCATGGCGCGCGATTGCCGCATCAGCGCGCTTCTCTAGGGCCATTTCGTAGACGCTGCGGGCGCGATAGCCGCGCACGCTATCTAGGGTGGCCTCGCAGATCAGTTGCCCCTCCAGGGTCTTGATCCAAACCCGCTCGCCGTCGTGTATGTCGTAAGCGACCTGGACCTCTTCGCCGTTCCAGTGCTCCAGCTCGGCGTGGTGATAGTCCTGTGAGTAGAGACGCACCTTCGCGCGGCGGACGGTCTTGGTTTCATGGGGTCGGAACAGGTCGCGCAGCTGATCAATACTCACCGCAACCGGCGCCCAGCCCTTGGCTACGTGGGCGGCCCAGGCTTCGGCCGGGGTCTGATGGCGGCGTTTTCCCTCGGCGTCATGGGTCCATGGCAACGAGCTATGGGGGGTGTTGTTGAAGTCGTCGCACCATTGTTCAAGCAGGGCCTGCGCCTCTGCGAACGATCCGACCAGGTGGCCTGAACCGACGCGCTCGGCTTCCTCTTTAAGGCGCCGCCGCTCCTGCAGCTCTTCGGCCTTTACTAGCTTCTGGGTGATCCGCAGCACGCGCTTTTGCGCGAGGCTGTCCATGCCCTTGCCCATGTAGGTGGCTAGGTCTTTGGCGCGCCGGTCCAAGTACTTGTTGAAGTTCTCGCAGATGCCGTTGGCTTGGGAGTTACCAGGCAGGTTGTGGACGATGTGCACGCCCAGTCGAGCCTGGATGGAAGTTACCGGGTCGAAGGAAACGCGGTCGTTTTTAACGCTCCCCGTGTTGTCTGTTTGCCAGACAGCAGGTCGGCCCCCTTCGGCTACTGCGTTATAGAGGCTTCCGAGAATCACAAGCATCGACTCCGAAAGCCCAACGCTTGGCCGAAACACATAGCGGGTCGACACGTCGTGGGTATGCCAGCACTCTAATTTGACGTACTTGCCGGAGATCGGGTGCGGGGCTGTGAAGTGTGTCCCCCACCCATCGGAGTGGATTTCCAGCATAGGAACCATGCCCTTGCTGGTGCGGGTGCGATGGTACTTGTGGGGGTTGAGCGCCGACCCTTGATTGCGGCCGCGCTGCTTGTCCAGGTTGCTGTACTTCTTGCTGTACCAGCGATAAACCGTGTCGTAGCTAGGTGCCGAAATGCTCTTTGGCAGAATGGCGCACATGCAGCGCCAGGCATCCGTAAGGAATGGCTTCTGTGGCCGCTGCATCTCGTTGAGCAGGTACGGCGCCCATGCCGGAACTGACATGTCCCGCTCCCTCTTGGCCGGGGCCAGCGCGTCGGCTCCGCCATCCCGAGCCGCTGCCATCCACCGTTCAAGAGTGCGGGCGGACAGCATGCAGGCCGCGCGGCGGATATCCTGCCCCGGTGATAGCTCTGCCCGCACCAAGCCTTCAGCGCCGGTGACAATCTGCCAGTCCAGCCCGGACTTGTTGTTGCCAAGGGCAAGCGCAGTAAGACCCGAGTCAGAGAGGTCACCGCGCTCGGCCATAGCCAGGAGCTGAATGCAGGCGCCGCGCTCGCTCAAGCTGTCCGCGACCTGCACCTGTTGGATGGCACGAACGACCAACATCCGGGCATCGCGGGTCAAGGACTGGCGGTGGGTCAACGCCCCCGCCATGGCGTTTTGGACTGTCGGGGACTTACCCGCTGAGGGCAAAGCCGCTGGGGCCTGGTTGATCTCAGCAATTGCCGCTTTCATCAGCGCCCGCTGTGTGGCGCTGGGGAGGCTCTTGACGTGATACTCATTACCGCCGCCGCGTCCCATGCGAAGCTGACAGGCCCAGCCTTCGCGCTTCGATTGACGGATAACACCACTCACCGTTTGTGGCATACCTGGCAATCCGGCCAGCTCTCTAGCCGAGTGGAAATCTCTAACAGGGCGGGTCATGTCAGCGCCCCCACCAGTTTCTTGAGTTCGCGCTCCTGCCGGGTCAGCTCTTCGCGGTTGCGCACCACCCGGCCAAGCTCAGCCAGCAGCGCGTCCTTGCCGTAGGACGCGCTACCTCCGCGCATACCGACCAGCCAGTCGGTCAAGACGTGCGTCTCGCAGACGTACTCAAGGAGCGGCACGCGGTACAGGGGAAGGTTGTGATCAACGCGGGCGGTGCTGGACCAAGCGTCCAGCATGTTCTTACTCACGTCATCGCCCGAGAGGCGGGACATGCGCGAGGCGATGTCGTGACGTTCGAGGCCCGTCGATTTCAGGACTTCGCCGATCAGCCCGCTGACCAGGTGCCCATAGTTGCATTGACCAGGAATTGCCTGTGCGGGCTGGGGGACAGCGAACAGTTCAAAAGTGCGGTCGTCTTTGCGGCGCGCCATGTTTAGGCCCTCGCCGCTTCTTTACGGTGCCAAAGGGGACCATAAAAGTTATCCTTGCCATATTCGGTATCGTGATATGGCTTCGAAGATTCAGCGCGGTTAGGGCGCTTCCGCTTTGGGTGATCCTCGTCAAGCCAGCGCTGCGGCCAGAGCTTGTCGGGGGTGGTTCCTAGTTCAACGGCGATTGCCCGCTCTACCTTGGGGTAGGCGGACTCCTTCGCCTTACGGATGCAGCGGATGGAAATTCCAAGCTTGCGGGCAATCTCAGCGGTGGAGCATTCACGCAGCCGGAGCTGATACTTGATCCATTCCCAGTGCTGGGAGGGGTCTTTGGGCATGTTCTGCATGTTCATTTCCTAACCATCTTGGCGGGTGGCTACGGGGCGTTGTTAACGGCCCCTTGGGGAATAAACATACGGTCAAAGATGACAGTCTGCAAGTCAAATTAGACAGGTCATAGTTGATATTGCTGTCAAATTAAGATGCATGAGACATAAAGCTCTTATAAATCAATGCCTTGCTAGAAGTTTGACCGACTTTTGCAATAGGCGACCCCAGGTCAAGGTTACGTAAATGATCTTTGACGGATTCGAAGCAAGACTTAAGGAAGCTATCGGGGACGAAACGGCCTACGGGCTGGGCAAGAGAACCGGCATATCTGAGAGTCTGATACGTAAATATATGCTTGGAACGTCCATTCCGAGCATAGAGCGCGCATGGCGCTTGGCCCGAGCTACCGGTGTAACGCTCGACTGGCTTGCCGATGGGACGGGCTCGCCTACCGAAATGAACAGAGCCGCCGAGGCAGATGGGGATAGCTACGCCTACATCCCGCTTTACGATGCCCGCCTAAGCGCTGGGCATGGCAGCTGGAACGAAAATACGAACATCGTTGCGAAGCTGGCTTTCACGCGGCAAAGCCTGCGCGCTAAGGGGCTTGAGCCGTCCAACTTGTCGGCCGTACAGGTGGTGGGCGACTCCAACGAGCCGGAGTTGCGAGACGGTGACACCGTGATGGTTGATCACAGCCGCACGCGGGTCGACCTGGGCGGGTTCTACGTGATCCTGATTGACAATCGACTGTATGCGAAGCGCCTGCAAAGGCAGTTCGACGGCGGGATGACTGTTATCAGCGCCAACCCGGATTACCAGGATATGGTCATTCCAAAGGGGCAGGTCTCGGACCTGGTGATTGTCGGCAGCGTTGTTTGGCAAGGGCGGTGGCTTGTTTAATCGGCTTACATTGCCAATGTTCAAACGTGCGCCAAATAAAGCGCATAAATTGCCAAACCTTGACCGCTTCCCCGCAATTTGCGCCATTTGTGTCATGGCACGCTAGCCGGCTCTTCGCCGCGCCGTCCGGGGCCTCCCGCCTTCCCGCGTGCCTTTCCCCCTCTGACAAAAGAAGCACCACCCCTCAGTTGAACCGAAGTTTCAGGGGCACGCGGCGAAGGGCCATCCCTGGCCCATCGCCGCTCTCGCGACATCCATGTCGCTCAACCCCTGAAACTCCAATTCAACGAGGCCTCCTGAACGGGGCATTCGGAGTGTGCGGGTGTTTCACTGGAAGACTTATCAAGCCAGAGCCAGAGCGTGGAGCATGCTTTTCCTGTAGGAGCGAGCTTGCTCGCGAACCCTTGAACCGGGACGCTGGGTGGCCAATCGCGGGCGGAGTCCGCTCCTACAAAAACATCAGGCTACGTGGGAGCGCACTTCATCCGCGATCCGCAGGAAGGGAGCGGCCCATTACCGCTTGAAATCCTCGGCACTGTGCCGCTCCGGCAATGCGTCGTCGCCCCAGGTGCGGTTGACTCGCCGTCCGCGCTGTACCGCCGGGCGTGCGGCGATTTCGTCGGTCCAGCGGCGCACGTGGGTGTAGCTCTCCACATCGAGGAATTCGGCCGCCTCATACACCTGGTTGTTCAGCAGCGCGCCGTACCAGGGCCAGATCGCCATGTCGGCGATGCTGTACTCGTCGCCGGCGATGTAGCGGTTTTCGGCCAGCTGGCGG